CACGAAAATACATCGCTCCTATCGGGTTTTGAGGGGAAAAATGGTGCCGGCTACAAGGTTCGAACTCGTGACCCCCTGATTACAAATCAGGTGCTCTACCAACTGAGCTAAGCCGGCAACCGTTGGAAATCCAAGGTTTCTGGTACTTTCCGCCGCATCGTTCCAACATTAGTCCATGTTGGAATTCCAACAAGATCCTGGTGCGCTGCTTCGGCGCCGGCCATTAGCGAGGATTTTGGGGCGTGGCAATTGATTTTGGTTGGGCTGGTAGAGGGTGCCAGTGGGTTGCTTCCAGTTTATCGACACGACACGCGCCGTTGCTGGACGGCTCATACCAGTTTTCAAGATTGGCCGAACCGTTAAGCCCTCGTCCATGCTCTCTGCCGACATAGGCCCACTTGAATATTTTTTGATCGGTAATCCAGCGTTGATAGCTCTGTTCATCTTTCAGCCAAGGGCCGGATACATGGGCGACGCCCCAAAACAGCGCATTGGTTCCGATGGGCAAATCGTCTGGTAGGGTGGCAATATCCTGCCATTCATCTGACACAGGTGACATTTCTTCAACTGCGCAACGCGCAGAAATTCGCCAGCCTTCTTTTTCTTCTTCGCTAGATAACAACCAATTGCCTCCGCCGCGTGACCAGAAAATTGCGCGGGCAATTCTATCTATATCAGGCAGATCCATTATCCCACTTTCCCCTTCTGATCCTCGATCGCTTTGTCGCGTGCAATTTCGTGCATGCTGGCCGCGGCGAGGGCGTGTGCTGTCATGGTGGCATCAATCGGGCCGTAGGCTTTCAGCATCGCCATGATCGTTTGCGGGCTGGTGCCGGTGACGGTGGCGATCTGCGCCTCTGACATGCCCATGCGGCGCAACCGGACAACGCGCGTGCGGCGCAGGTCATGCCAAACCAGGTCGCGCATTTCGTCCATGCCGGTCACCTTGGCGGCATCGTCCAGGACAGCGTTCCAGGCCTTTATGAAATCCCGCTTTTTCCAGGGCAGGCCAGTGCGATCGTCAACAATCACATAAGTTACCAGACGCGCGGGTACCGCGCTGCGATCGCGCGCTCGGTTGCGGCGCATGGCTTCCTCCACCTTGGCGCGCAGCTTGGCATCCATCGGCACCTCCAGCTGGGTCAAACCCGTCTTGTGCTGGTCGAGGATCCAGCCCTTCACAATGCCGGCATCATCGCCAAAGTGACGGACCAGCATCGGATCGAATATCTCGATCGCGCTATAGTGGTTCTCGGTGAAGTGCAGCAGATCCCCTTCGCGCTGCGCGCTGTAGAGGGCGAGCTCGCGTGCCAGTGCCAGGCTCGGCAATCCTTTGCGGAAAGCGGCATCATCGAAAGCCTTTTCGTGGGCGTGTTTCCAGATGGTGCGCCGCGGTGGCGGTGCGCCAAGGCCAAAGCTGGTTGCCGGGTTCTGTCCCTTGGGGATCAGATCCACGCTCTCGGCAAAGGCGAAGAGCTGGCGCAGCATTTTAAGCGTGTTGTGTGCGGCCGCATGGCCGATGCCGCCCTTGTCCTCGGGGCCGACAAGCGTATCCTTCAGAACCTTTACGCGGCCCGGGGTGACATAGGCGAGCTGCTGATCGCCGGCCCACATAGCAATTCGCTTCAGCGGGGTTTCATAGTTCTCGCGCGTCTTGCTGGACAGTGTCGGTTTGCCGGTGGCTGGATCCAGTGCGTTGAGATATTCTTTCCGATAGCGGGCGATCAGCGCATCGATCGTGCCGCGGGCCTTGCGGCGCTCGATCGCGATCGGCGATGGTCCGCCCAATTTCCAGGCCTGCACCTGGGCATTGATGGCACGCGCCTTTTCCACGCATTGCCATTCGTCGGATCCGAGGGGGGTTGATTTCCAGCCTGCTGCCTTCAGCGTGGCCGATGGTTGCCAAAAGCCGGTGACAATGCCCGATTTGTTTTTCTTGAACACAAGAAATGGGACGCGCAGATCAGCCATTGTTATCTCCCACGCGGCGACGCGCAGCGGGTGCCCGCTCGCCGGGGATAAGGTTGGCGGTGAACAGCGGATCCGTGGCCTTGGCCAGTTCATTGCAGGCGCGAGCGTGATCGCGCAGCGCGCCGGTTAGATCCTGCATAAAGCCCATGTGTATGGGGTGTGATCCGTTGACAAGGTTGCGCATGCTGCGCTCGCTGATGCCAAGCAGGCGCGCGGTGGCGCGTTGTCCGCCGAGCAGCTCGGTTGCCAGGATAAAATCCTGCCGGCGTTGTTCCTGGTTCATGGGGTCAGTCATATCGGTCCTTTCTTTTGACCGCTTGCGCGTACCAATACGGCGCAGCGTGCGTGTTTTACTGGATTGCTTCGGTTGGTGCAAGCTCGAATGTGGCATCGGTCATGTTGTGCTGTGCCTCCAGTTCGGCCTGGCGGCGTTCCTGGTCAACGGCCTCTTGTGCCGCAATCCCTTCGCCGCGAACCCATTTGTTAGCGCAGCTATGGCAAAGGTTGTCACCGTCCAGGTGCGTGACAACGTCGTTGCTTTCGCACCAATCGCATTTAGGGCCGCTCATGACAACGCCTCGGCTGATGCTAGCGCTGCTTCACGGTCAACAAAGCGCGAAAGCAGCTTATTCATCGCCACTTGATGCTCGAAATTCAGATCTTCGATTTCGCGTTTTTGTTCTTCGGTAAGCACTTGTTCAATCATGGCCTCGATAACACAGCGGTTGGCATCTAGCCCTCCGCGGATCCGGCCATGCAATATTGCTTTGTCGAAATTAATGTACGCGACGTCAAAATATTCTTCAGGCATTTTCTGTCCCTTTATAGCATTGTCGCTTGCGCGGGGGGTGTTGGGTACCAGCGGGGCAGGATCGCCTGCCAGTGGCTATTCCAGGCGGTGCGGCGGGCCTGTCCGGTGAGCTGGGCATCCTGCCAATCGAACCCGGCATCGTAGCGCCACAAGATTGCCTTGATGGCGTCCATCTGCCGATCGGCATTGGCCTTGGTCAGGCGCAGGTTGTCGATCCATTGCGGATAGAAGCGGGTGCGCAGATCCAGCTCGCGCTCCAGCGCGCGTCGGCGATCGGCATAGCTGAAGCCATGCGATGCCGGCGGGATATCGTCGGCCGCTACCATGGCCATGCGCAGCGTGTCCGCGGCGATCGCGGCCATTATCTGGATCTGGAAATCAGCCTCTTCCTGTTTCATACGGCCTGTCTTGACGCGATCGGGATAAAGGCGGCGGCGCGAAGCGAGCTCGCGCTCTGCCTCGGCCGTCGCGATGGCATAGGTTATGCCAGGGAACAGGGCGCTATTGATGTTCACGCCTTGGCGCCTGCAGGCCGAGCGATGCCGTGCTTTTCGATGATTGCCTTAGCAAGCGGATCTATGCTGGCGGGCTTTGGTGCCGGCGCGGGCTCTGGTTTTCGCGGGATATCGATTGTTGGTGCCAAGCGAGCGACGGGTGGCGGTGGCGCCGCAACAATTTCACGGCCGCGATTGGCCCATGCGTCTGTAAAACATTTGTTGATTGCGCGTTGAAAATTCAGATCGGGCTCTTGCTTTTTAACCTCGGCAATTTTCTCGTACCAATCGCGCTGCGAAGTTCCGCCGAGCAACTTGATAAGCGAAGAAAATGAAGGCGAGCCCTGCCAATCGAGTGCGGTTGCATCGCCACATTCGCGCGCGACAATCGCCACGCTGCCTCCGATCATGGTGCCATTGTATTGCAGTACCTGGCCTTCATAAGCTTTTGCGATGGCCATCAGGCTGACCTGCAGCACATTGACGCCATATTTTGCCACCGTGCGCTGTAGGGCGCCGATTGCGGTCACGGCGCCGGGCGGCATACTGTGGTTGTTGCTGCTGTGGTGGACGTGCATGCCGGCGGCATCGAGGGCGCCGATGATCGCCATGGTATCCGGTTCCTCGGCCGCAACGGCGGCTTTCCATAGGTCTAAAGGCTTTAGCGCCTTGCGGTTGCGATTGAAGTCAACGAAACGCTGGGCCTCGGTCGCAGCATCGGGGTAATTGCAGATAAAACAAGGCAGCTGCTGGATATCGCCACGCAATACGGCCGCGGCAAGGCGGTGCTGGCCATCAACGATCCATTGCGTACCATCAGGCCGGCGCGATACGACCAGTGGCTGGCACAAATCCCAATCCCAAAATTTCGCAATCCGCAAGATCAGCTTTTGCGATGCCGGGTTGTCGATCGTGCGCTGATAGCTGCCATCAATTGCCAGCATCGAGGGCGGCATCCATTGCAAAACCGGCATAGTGCCTTTTTGAGGGTTTAAGCCAAGGCGGCCGAGGTTGCTCATGCTGGATCCTTCTCTGCAAATAAATCAGGGGTTGATGGTCGCGCGCGCTGCAGGCGATCGAGCTCGGGCTGGATACGATCCATGCCGGCGAGCAACATTGCCGCGGCCTTGGCCATACGTTTGTAGGCAAGCGGGATGCCGGTTTCGCGGGGCATCATCAGATCCTCCAGCGCGGCGTTGATTTCCTCGCGCGCAAATTTGGGCAATCTGTTCACCGGTTCATTGGCATCGGCTTCATCCGTATGCCCGAATTTAGTGATCTGCTCGATGCGCAGCGTGTTGACCCGGCACAAGGCCTCGCCCTTCAGCACGCGGTCGAGCGTGGCTTGCTGCTCGGGCGTCAGGTCAGGCGGCGTCGCGATATTGGTCATTATCAGCTCCTGCAGGGGCGATTGATTTTTCAGGGGTTAGCCAAGCGAAAGGCGTGGCCTGGTCGACCTTCAGCAGCTCGCGCTCGACCTTGGCGATGCGCCTGTCGATCGACATGATCCGGCGTTTCCAGGCATATTCGTTGGCGTATATGTCGCCCTGGTCCGCGAGCAGGATCGAGCGGCGGCGCAGCAGCCAGTAAAGGATCGCCGGCAACCGCCATTCGCGGGTATAGGCATCGGGGATGCCGAGCGTGCGCTTTTCGTTTTGCTTGGGCGCGCTGGTCATGCGCAGTTCCCGGAATAAAAAACCGCTGCCGCACCTAAGATAGAAGAGAAATGGGCCGCGGCAGCGGTAAGGCACAATCGGCGGGGGTCCACCGATCGACCCGGCCTGGCGTTTCTTACAGGCCGAATAGGGGAAGATGGCAGCGCCATCATATGGAAACTTTCGCGTACGTGCCGCCCAGGACCATGGCGAGCAAGATCAGGGCGATTACAAGGCGGGTATGTCGATCGAGCAGGCTCATGCAATCAGGCTCCACAAGATCATGAAGATCAGGGATCCGCCGGTCAGCAGGTCTGCCCATAGCGGCACGCTTTCGGGTTGTGTCGGCGCGCTCATTTCGCACCTGCCTTTTGCAATGCTGCAGCTGCAGCCTCTTTGGCGGCGGCTTCCTGCTTGTCGCATAGGGCAAGCATGCCCTCGCTAAATGCGCGGGCCTGCTCGACGTTCATCAGATACATCATGCCAACATCGCCGGGCGTGCCACACATGACCATCAGCTGGCCATCAAACTGCTTTCCGTTTTCAACGCTATCGGCACGCAAGCCGGTAAACATGCTGCTGCAATGGACAATGATTGTAGGCTTGCCCATCAGCTCCACGATTTTCGGCGGTTGCTGCGCAATTGGATCGCTGGAAATATTACGGCCGCCAGGCAGGTTAAATGCTTTCTGGATACCCATCAGCGGCCTCCCTTCACAAGGCGCAGCATGCCGGCGCGGCCGTCCATTTCGGTAGCGGCTGCAGCAAGGGCGGCGGCATCGAGCGCGGCGGTTGTCGCGGGGGGGAGAAAATCGGCGAGCCATTGGTCGACCGCTTCGCGCGGCCAGCGGCTTTTATCCGATATGTCCTGGACCAGCTTGCCCGCTTTCATGCGGGGATAGGCCGGCGGGAATTGATATTGCTCGGTGAGTTGGCCGACATAGGTCAGCATCCTGGGCACGCTGTAATCGTGACGGCCGAGGCGCAGCTGGATATACCAAATGCTGCAGCTGGGCGCATCGGCGGCCTGTTGTGGGAAAGGTTGGCGCGATGCCATAAGTGCCTCCATCGTTAAGATGGGGGCGATAAGTAACCTATTATGTTATTCGGTCAATATAGAAAATAACATATCATGTTACTTTTCTGAACCTGGCACGCGTAATCATCAATCAAATGACACAAAAGCGAGCGCTAAAATGGACCAGAAGGCGGTAAAAAGCACAATCACTATTGCGGCCTGTATCCAACAGCCCCAAGGGTCGGTTTGATTTAATCTTGCCAGCTCTAGATCGGATTTCATCGGCCGAATTTTTTCAGCTAGCCAGGCTGCGCCGAGTAAGGCAGCGATCAAATTGATACCGATGATAAATTGCTTTGAAAAGCTAATCCACTCGTACAATTATGCGGCTTTCGAAGGTATGTGCTTGTATGGCATCAAAGCTTCAGTAACGCGTTGAATACTTTCCTTGGTCTGGGGATCTGCCGCACGGTAGGTTTCGAGAAAGCGCTGCTCTTCATCAGTTAGGCGATCGGGATTGTCTACGTCGGCTAAAATATCGACCGGCGGGACATTAAAAGCCTGGGCCAGTCGTCTCATCCATTCGAGGGAAAGTTCTCTTTTGCCGCGCTCCATGCCGGATATATGCATCTTGGAGCAGCCGACGATTTCGGCAAGATCCAGCTGCGACCAGCCTTTGGCCCGACGCAATTCATATATGCGGTTAGGGTACTCTGTCATAGGGACGAAGAGTAAAAGCTGGGCAGTCATAAAAAAAGCTGCATAATTTGTTACATGGGCTTGTCAACTAGTAACGCATGATGTTACTCGACATTCATGGTAAACAACGCATCGGCAAAATTGAAAGCGTGGCGGTCGGTTGAGGGTCTTACTCAAGCGCAGGCCGCTAAGCGTTTTGGCGTTACCCGTATGACATGGTTTCGCTGGGAAAACGGCGAAATTCAGCCACGCGGGCACGCTATGCGCTCGCTTTGCGAGATCATAAACGATCTGCAGCCCAATGATTTTTTCAATCTGGCCGCCGTGCGCTCCATTTCACAACAGGAAAGGCAGGCGGCATGACGCATCCTATAGAATTGATCGATGCGCAGCTGCTGCACATTGCGGCGCCGGAAACCCCGATCGCGGATCTGCAGGCATGGGTCGCGCCGATCAAGGCGGCATGCGCCAAGTTCGAAATCGATCGCGTGCGGCGCGTTGCGGCCTTTATTGCGCAGATGGCGCATGAAAGCGGCCTGAAACCGCGCAGCGAAAATCTGAATTACAAAGTTGATGCCTTGCTGACCCTGTTTGGCCGGCATCGCATCAGCCGGGCCGATGCCAAGGCCTTCGGCCGTACGGCTACGCAAAAGGCGAACCCGGTCGCGATCGCCAATTGCATCTATGGCGGCGAATGGGGCCGCGAAAATCTCGGCAATACGCAACCAGGTGACGGTTGGTTTTTCCGCGGGGGCGGTCCGCTGCAGGCGACGGGGCGCGACAATTATACGCGCTTTGCCGAGGAAATGGACATGCCGCTAATCGAAGCGGTGCCATGGGTGCAAGGTACGATCGAGGGCGGCATCATGTTTGCGGCCTGGTTTTGGGAAGCGAATGACATCAACCGCCTGGCCGATACGCCCGGCGTTGATGATGAAAGCCGGCGCATCAATGGCGGGACCAATGGCCTTGCCGATCGCCGCGCGCGGTTTGACCGTGTGGTCAAAGAGCTGCTGAAGCGGGGGGCGTGATATGGGCGGCACGTCCTATCAGTGTTTCCATTGCAATACGGTTATACCGCATAATGTTCTGCACCAATGCGGCGGCAAGGCAATCGAGCAGCTTTTTGACCAGCGCCCTGGAGATCTGGAAGCAACGCGCGGCCTTGTGGATCCGCGCGCGGCGTTCATGGTTTGGGCCGAGCGGCAAGAGGATGGCTGGAAAGTGCGGGTCAAGATCGACCAGGCGCTTTCGTCTGAGGATGCGTTCAAGATGGCGGCCGAGATCCAGCGCCTTGCGGATCTGATCGAGGGGCGCGCCGAGTTCTGATGTTGGTATCGGTCGCCGAAATTGCTGCGCAGTTCAACGCCCAGGCAGCATCGCTCGCCAAAGAGCTGCTGCCCAATGGGCACAAGGCCGGCAACAAATGGATGGCATCGGGGATTGACGACAGCGGCAAGAGCGCAAGCCTGGCCGTAAATCTTTCCGGCAGCAATATCGGCCATTGGACCGATTACGGCAATGCGCGCTTGGGCGAAGATCATGGCGACATGATCGATCTGCTCGCGCTTCGCCGTTATGGCGGCGATCGCAAGGCCGCGCTGCAGGATGTCAAGCAGCGGTTGGGCATCGCTGACAGCTGGAGCGGCCCTGCAGTACGGCCAAGCCCTGAAGAGCTCGCCAAGCGTGCAGCCGAGCAGCGCGCCCGGGAAGAGGCACGCGCGGCCGAGGAAATGGTCGAGCGGCAAGGCAAGATGAAGGGCGCCCGCGCGCTTTACCTGCATGCCGACACGAAAGCCCTGGCCGGCACGCCTGCCGAGGCCTATTTGCGCAACCGGCAGCTGTCCAATGCGCCGATCGGCGAATGGCCGGGCGCGCTTCGCTATCATCCTGAAGCCTGGAACCGTGAGCATGGCGTGAAAATGCACTGCATGCTTGCCCAGGTGCTCGCCTGGAACGGATCCAAGCAGATCCACGTTGCGACGCACCGGACCTATATCCAGCATAGCCCTTCGCGGGGCTGGACCAAGATCGACGGCCGCAACGCGCGCATGGCGCTGGGCCCATGGGGCGGCGGCTTTATTCCGATCCACAAGGGATCCAGCGGCAAGAGCATGACCGAAATGCACCCCGACGAGCCGATATATATGGCCGAGGGGATCGAGAAGTGCATCGCGATCCGCATGAAGATGCCCGGCGCCCGGATTATTTCCGGCCTTAACCTGCGCAATATGGGCGCCATCCTGTTGCCGCCGCAATGCCGGCGCCTGGTGATGGTGGTCGACAATGACAAGGATGATGCCGAGCTGGTCAGTCTGGAGCGTGCAATCGCAAGCCAGCAGGCCCGCGGCCTAGCGGTGCAGATCGTGCGGCCGCCGCAACCGTACAAGGATATTGACGAATGGATGATCGCCGTGGCGCCGCAACCGGTGCCGTTAGAGCAGGGGAGAGCGGCATGAACGGCACAGATCCTGTCCTGGAGGCGCTGCAGAACCCTGTCGATGCGCCGCGCCTGGCTGAAGCGGGTGACCCCGGCCCGATGCTGGGCGATGATGATGGCGGCGCGCGATCGGAGCGGCCGCCTTTTCCTTTGGGCGGGCCGGTCAAGTGCCTGGGCATACAGTCCGACATGTCGGGTAGCATCAAATGCTATTATCTGGACGGCCTGGGGCAGATCGTCGGCCTCGATGCCAATAACCGGCACGGCAAAAATGCGATGATTGCCCTTTATGGCAGCGGATCCGATTTCCTGGAGGCGAGCTGGCCGCAATGGTCCAAGCCGAAGAAAGAATATGACCGAAGCTCTAAGCAATGGGTCGAGGTCGAAAAGGCGCGCATCATCGGTTTCGACCAGGCCGAAGCCTCGCGCTCGCACATTGAAGAGTGCACGCGGCGCGGGATCTTCGACCCCACCGGCAAGCTGCGCGGCCGCGGCGCGCATCGTACCGACAAGGGGCATCTGGTTCTGCACCTGGGCGATGCGTTGATGCTGCCCAAAGAGCGTGCCAATGGCGCCGTAAGCGGATATCATTATGCGGATCCCGGCGCGCATGGCGGTTATGTTTACCCTGCCTTTGCGCCATCGATGCGGCCGCACCATGAAGAGGTTGGCATCGATGCCGGCCAGCGCGTGCTGCAGCAGCTGCAGACGTGGAATTACAAGCGGCCGTTGCTGGATCCCATGCTGCTGCTCGGCGCCCTGGTTGCGTCGCAGCTGGGCGGTTTCCTGTCATGGCGGCCTGTCATGTGGATTGTCGGCCCGCGCGGCACCGGTAAGTCAACGCTGGATGGCGAGCCAAGCGCCAACGAGGGCTTCATCGGCCATCTGCTCGGCCCTGGGCGGATGAACACGGCCAACGCATCGGAGGCGGCGATCCGCCAGACGTTGAAAAATTCCACCGTGCCTGTTTTCATTGACGAGCTGGAGCCTGACGCGCCGAAAGAAAAGATCGATGCGCTGATCGCGCTCGCCCGCGTTGCTGCAGGCGGCGCCAAGGGGCACAGGGGTGGCCAGGATCAGCAGGCGCATGAATTTACCCTGCGCAGCCCGTTTTGGTTCTCCAGCATCCTGCAGCCGCCGTTGCAGGCGCAGGATCGCAGCCGTATCGTAACGGTCGAGCTGAAGAAGTTGCGCAGCGACCTGAAGAAACCCGATTTTTTCAAAATGAACGCGGCCGCGCTCGGCGCCAAGCTGCTGCGCCGGGTGATCGATCAGGCCGAGCGCCTGGATGAAACCATCGCGGCCTATGCCGAGGCGCTGCAGAAGCGCGGCCTCGATGCGCGCGGCCAGAATGTTTACGGTACGCTGCTCGCGTGCGCCGATATCGCGCTTTATGACGAGCTGCCGGATGATGAGCTGGTCAACGAATGGGCGTTGCGCTGCGATCCTGCCAGCCTGACCGATATCGGCGATGCCGGCAGCGAAGAGCGCTCTTGCCTGGATCATCTGTTGACTAGCCCGGTCCAGGCGCGCGGCGGTGACGAGCGCGTGACCCTGGGCAGCTGGGTTGGCGATGCAATCCGCGACGCGGTCGAGAACGAGGACGGCAGCGCCACGCGGCGCCTGCAGCAGCTCGGCCTGAAGCTGGTCAACGCTAAGCTGCTCGATATGGTCGAGGGGCCGGATGGCGAGCGGGTACCGCGCTGGGGGACACAAAACTATGTCCCGCATCAGCCTGGCTATCTGGCCATTGCCTGGAAGCATCGCGGGCTGGATCCGTTGTTCCAGGATACAAAATGGCGGGGCGGCGTGTGGAAGCAAGCGCTCGGCCGTACGGAAATCGAGTGGACAGCCGGCGAGGGCGAGCAGATCCAGCGCGGCGCGATCGGCGCCATCGATGGCGTTAAGGTAAAGTTCGACCGGATCAGCGCCAACGCGGTGCTGGTGCCCTTGTGCGCGGTGATTGATGCCGAGGAATTGCCGGCGTCCAGTGCGGCCGCGGCCGTTGCCGCCTGGCTGGCTAAGCAGACCGGCGAGGGCGCGTGATGCAATTGCCGGCGAAGAAATACCCCGGGACATCTGGCACGGCTCGCAAGGCCTCCAGCGCGGCGTTATCGGGCGCCGCCTTGCGCAACTTAGTTGGTGTCCCACATAGCAGAAGGGGCCCGAGCATTGCTGCCCGGGCCCCGATGCTGGCCGTTGATGGGTTTTTAGGCGTAGCTGCTCCAGCTAGAGCTGTCATAGGTTTTGATGCCGGCAATCATTTGGGGCTCCACAAAAGACGCCCAACCGTAGATTGGCGACTTGAAGCCGCACGGTTGCGCGCGAACCCGCTTAGGCTCGCCGCGGTACTCGCCGGGCAGCGGCACGCATTTTCCGGTCAGCAAGCCATCGCTTTCGGTGTCCTGGCGCAGCTCGCGAACCGTCAGCATGCTGCCGGCGACGGCGACACACTCGAAATAGTCGATATTGGTTTGATCGTAGCCCCAGCTGCTGCGAAAGATATCGCCAACCTTGTACGGGTTGACAAAGGCTTTTTTCTCGGCCGCGCGCTCGGCCTTGTATTGGGCGCGTTCCCGGGCTCTGTCAAAGATCTGCCGCACATAAGCTTCCCGGCGTTGTTCGCTGTTGAAATAGTAGCGGCCCGAGGGCTTGCGCGCGCGGCCAATAAAAGCAACGACGCAGGGCCGGCCCTTGGCATCGTCGTAGACGTAAGCGGTCGCATCGGCGCCGTTGCACACAAATTTGCGCGCCTTGGCGGGAATGTAGATCTTGCGTTGCTGCTCGATTTGTTCGTTGTTCATCTTAAAGGCCTTTCAAAACAAGCTGGGGCTGCGGACAGTGTCGAACAGGCCGAGGCCATCGACATCGGCCGTGCGGCCGTCTGTGGGGCGCATGGGAGCTGCAGCTCGCAAGCGCAGCAGTTCGGCTTGTTTGCGTGCAGCGTCGGGGTTGCCGAGCTGCTGCAGGCCTTGTTTGATAAGATCGGGTTGATCGTTCATTTCAGGTCCTTTCTGACCAGGTCCGCGGACAATTCCGACGGCCTCGGCCCTTCCTATAAAGCGGAAGGGCCGAGCATGTCAAGCAATCATTTTGTGCTTGGCATCGATGCCGCTCAACATGGCGCGAAAGCGTCATGTCAATATATAAAATACGCTCGCAGCGGCCGCGTAGCGGACGCGGTGCGCGAGCGTTCATTAAATGCTACCCCGGCCCGATCGATCAGCTCGCGATCGCATCTTTCTTTTTTTGTGACCTTGACCCCGGCCCGTTGGGGAGCCTATAGATTGGCGAGCCAATTTTCGGCGTCCATCGGGTCAGGGGGGGCGGTTCTGGACAGAACCAGCCAGAACCATGGCCAGAACCAGCAACATATTGAAAACATTGCACAAACAGGCTCGGTTCTGTGGTTCTGTGATTTTGCCTCGCGTTATGCGCGTAGGCGTGCGTATATGCGTACATGCGCGTATATGTGCGCGAGAAAATCCAGAACCTCAGAACCACTCCAATATATTGTTATATATCATATAGATATTGGTTCTGGCCATGGTTCTGCGCGGTTCTGGCCAGAACCAGCACTGCGAGCAGGCATCGAAAGCCACGCATTTCCGCCGGTTTCGATTAAATTAGTCGGGCGATATGTGCCGATCAGTGCCTGCAGGGGTTTGTTGCTCGGGTGTCCTGGCGAAACTTTTGGCGATTTCGGGCCGATCGGCATCGATCGGGCAGCAGCTGGGCTCGATGTCGACCAGGCGAGGGCGATTGACGGATTTCTGCGGGTTTCAGCGGGTCGATCAGGGCTTGTTGGAATGGCAATGTTGGAATGGTCGGCGCAAAGGCGCAGAAATGCGCGCTATTCTGGCAATAGGCCCCTTCCTATCGGGAAGGCGAGCGCATGCGCCCAGGTGCCGGTAGGCACCCCCCCTATGCCCCCATTGCCGGCGACGATCTCCCCTAGCTCCCTGGCGCGCAAGCTTTGCCAAAATTTGATTGCCCTTCGCCGCCTTAACCATAGCGGCACAATGCGCGACCGCCAAGGCGGGGCACGCCGAAACGGTTGGCGCCAGATCGGGTCGGGGAAGGGGTGGCCGGTGCGTTTCGACCCGGTCGATACGGGTCGGGGTATGCAAAAAACGGCAGGAAAGCTGCACCGAATTACACAAGCTATCGGAGGCGGCCGCGATGTCAATTAACGATGGTGCAAAAGACGGTGGAAAACTTGTGGCTGAAAATCTCGTTCAGCAAACAAAGGCGCTGATCGACGGGGAAAAGGCGCAAGTTCAGCAGTTCGATTTCCTCGATCCGATTACGCCCGAGGAAATGGCGGATGCACAAGCGCGCCTCGGGCCCAATGCTGGCAATTTGACGGTATTGCGCGAGGCCAGGGAGAACAGGCGCGGCCGCCCGCGGGGATCCAAAAACCGGCGAAGCGAGGATTTCGCGCGCTTCATCCTGTCGCACGGCCAGCATCCTGCAGTCACCATGATGCAGATCCAGACAACGCCGCCTGAAGTCTTGGTTGAGCGTTCCAGGCAAATAGATCCGATCAAGCGGCGGATGTCGTACGGCGATGCCCAGGCGCTGCGTGTGCGCTGCGCTGAAGGGCTGCTGCCGTACATCGAAAGCAAGAAGCCTGTCGCAGTCGAATTGGACGCAAAGGGCGATTTCAACCTGCTGGTACCAGGTCTGAATATCAGCGAGGACGATGCGCGCAAAGTGGCCGAGGGGACATTCGTTTACGATGCGGAATATCACGATATCGAGGAGGGCCGCAACGATGTCGTATGAGGTTTTAGATCGCCATCCTGACTATCCCGATATCGATCCGCTAGAGCCGGATCTGGAGAACGAGCCATTACCGCCTGCGCGCGAGCTGAAGCGCATCGGTCCCAAAACCGATCGGCTTATTGCAAGTCCCGCGTTCATTGTCGGCGCCATGGGCCCGGTTGGATGCGGTAAAACGATAGGTTATTCCACCAAAATCCAGCATCATGCGGCCAAGCAAAAGGGCGTTTTGAACAGCCAGGGCCAGCTGATCCGAAAATCTCGATATATTTTCGTGCGCGATACGTATCCCAATATCACGCGCAACACGATCCCCAGCTGGAAAAAGATCGTTCCTGGTCATGTCGGCCGGTTCATCATGTCCATGCCGGCAGTGCATCAGTTTTCCATGGTCCTGAAGCGGGACGGGCACATTCTCGATCGCGATGCCAAGGCGATCGATATCGCATCGGTTGAGATCGAGTTCCGCGCGATCGGCGATCAGTCGATCGAGGATGCGATGCGCGGCGCCGAATTTACGGCCGCGATTGTCGACGAGGCTGACCGTCTACATCCCGATTTGCTTACATTCATGGCAGGCCGCGTCGGGCGTTTTGGCGATCTGGATCCCGATCAGGTCGTGGATCCGTTCATCGGCCTGTCGCTTAACGGCGCCGATGATGAAAATTACCTGCATGGCGTTCTGGTCGAGCAAAGGCTTGGCGATGATGTCGCTTCGGCGATCGAGGAAATGTCGGCGGATCGACCGCTGATCGAATATATCGAATATCCGCCGGCAATTTTGGAAGGGCAAGATATACCCGGGGGCTGGGCGGTAAATCCAGAGGCTGAAAATCTCGAAAATCTGCCAAAAGGATATTACGAGCGGCAGTATCTGTTCGCCAAAGCGCGCGGCAACCAGGTCTATATCGACCGGATGCTGCGCAGCAAATTTACCCCGCCATTGGCCGGGCGATCGGTGTACCCCGAATATGTCGAGGATGTGCATAGCGGCGAGTTTGAGGCCATTCCAGGCATCCCGCTGCTTGTGTGGGCGGATCAGGGCATCTTAGGCGCTGTGGTCATTGCGCAGCAGGTCAAGCGCCAGGTGCGTATATTGGAGGAAATCGCCTGCGTTTTTGAAACCGACAACGATGAAATCCATGTTGTGCAGATGGGCGGCGAAACGCTTGGCAAGCAGGTGCGCGATCTGCTCGCGACGCGCTACGCCGGATTTGAAATAGGCGATGCTGTCTGCGATCCAGCTGGAGCTGCAGGCGAGCAGGCCATCAATTTCAAAAGCTGGCGGCAAGAATTTCAAAAGGGATTAGGGCACCGGGTGCGCAAGGCGCGTGTCCCCAAAAACGCAATTGCGCCGCGTATCAAGGCTGTCCGCGATCTATTTGGGCCGATTTACGCCGATGTGCGGGGTATCCTTGTGCACAAGCGCTGCACGATGGTTCGCCGCGCGTTTCGGACAAAATATTACTACGTTCGCATTGGCAAGGGCAGCACAGATGGCACCTATTCGGACGTGCCGAAAAAGGTCCAGGGCTACGAGGATCTGATGAACGCGATCCAATATGGCTGCTTTGAGCTCAACAAAGGCTTGGGCCTGTCCAGCGATGGGCAGGGCCGCATAGGGCAACGCCGTCGGCCCATTGTCAACGACAGCGGTTTCGATGTTTTACGAGGAAGGGTTTGACATGAAAGCAATTGGAAAGACGTTTGGATTTTTGGCCGGTGGCCTGCTCGGCGGCGCTGCAAAGTCGCTGCTTAGCAAGAAAAAGAAACCGGTGCAGCCTTTGCCCCAAGTTTCGCGTGATGATGCCGCGGCGATCGCGCGCGATGATGAATTGTTGCGCCGGCGCGGTGGCGCGGCCGACATGATTACCGGATCGACGGGCGCCGAGGCCGCGCTTTCCGGCGGAAAATTGGTTCTCGGTAGCTAAAAAGGATTAAGACATGACCGATACGAATGAAACTGATGGCGATCTGCTTGCTCGCCTGGGTACGGATGGCCAAAAATGGGCGCAAGAGTTCCTTGCAAAATTTCCCGATGCATCGAAAATCGATCAAGGGCTGATGATTGGCTGGTTCGCTAATGCGATCGAAGCCGGCGCCAACCGCGAAAGCGTGGCCGCAACGGAACAGCGCGACGAGCTTGAAGGCCTAAAAAGCCAGCTGATCACAATTGCCGGAAAGCTGTCGGAAACCGGCATCGCCATGCCGGAAGATGATGGTGTCCAGGCGCTCGATACTCTGGTGACGCGCTTCAAAGAGCTTGAAGCCGAGCGCGATACTGTGAAAAATGCGCTCGATCAGCTGACCGCGAAAAACGATGCGGCTGCGCTGAAGGAAGCGGGCAAGGCGAAGGCAACGCCAAAGCCCAAAGGCGATGGCAGCATCCGCGCGCTCGGACCCCTGAAGCTGAAAAAGGACGAGCGGCCGCTGCAGGGCGAGGATCTGCTGAAAGCGATCGCGGCCGCAGATCTGGTGGAAATCGCGTTCTCCGATGGCAAGCACGAAATCAAGTCGTTGCCGGCGCATATCGTGCAGGGCGATGCCTGGTATCTGGCGGCCAACGGCGTGCGCCTGCGCGTTGATAAGCTGCAGGTCTATGGGCCTAACCGTGGCGAGAAAGAAATCAAGCTCGCCGGTTATGCTCTGCTGCTCGACGATGAGCAAGTCGCCTGGACGCGACGCGGCGATGTGCTGACGCTTGCCCCTGGCAGCATCAACGAGCTGAAGGACGATGTGATTTTCTAAGCCTGCAGGGGCTGGAAAATGGTTTAATTTGAAAGGGCTTTCCCATGGACGACATTTTGCAAGACGATGATTTGGTCAAGGCTGACCTGCGCAACCATGCCAGATTGAAGGAAGAACGTGCACCATGGGAAAGTATCTGGCAGGAAATCGATGAATTATTCCCGAATGGCGCCGGTGGATTTTTGCGCCAAACGCCTGGCAATGTCCGCGGCGAGGGGAATTATGACACAACGCACATAACGGCAAATGGCCGATTTTCGGCGGCGATGGTGGCGATCACCGTCCCTGAAGAAAAACAATATATCAAGCCACGCTTTGCAGATCCCGATCTAATGAAGATCCGAGATGTCAAGCTGTGGTGCGAGCGCGCTGGCCAGCGTTTGTATGACATCCGTTATGCGGCGCTGACGGGCTTCGGCATGTGTTCGCATGAGGATATGGACCAGCTCGGCCGCTATGGTACTTCGCCGGTGTGGCAAGAAGCAATCCCGGGCCGCGGCCTGATCTACCGCACGCTGCATCTATCCGAATGTTTTATCGATACGGACCATGCCGGCCTGGTTGATACGGTGCACCGCGAATTTGAAAAGACGGCGCGCGAGTGCGAGCAGATGTTTGGCATCGATGCGCTCACGCCGAAAATGCGCCAATGTCTGTCAACCCCCGGCAAGGAAAATGACAAGTTCCAGATCGCCCATATCGTCAAGCCAAATACTCAATGGGACCAGGACAAGCTCGACTATCGCCGCATGCCGATTTCGTCGCGCTATCTGGCGATCGACGAAAAGATCTATTTGCGTCGCGCCGGCTTCCACACGATGCCGATCTCAGTTTCGCGGCATCTGACGAGCCCGATGGAAAAATATGGCCGATCGCCGGCTATGAACAAGCTCGCGACAATCCGCGGCCTGCAGGCGATGCGCCACACGACATTGCGGGCAGGGCATAAGGCAGTCGATCCCGCGCTGATCTTCTTTGATGATGATGGCATCACAAGCCTGTCGACCAAGCCTGGCGGCATGAACCCAGGTCTTTGGAGCGAGGATGGCCGCCCGCTTGTCGGCCGCATGCCAGGCGGCGAAAACGGCTTGCCTTACGCCCAGGACATGATCGGCGAAGAGCGGAGCGAAGTGCGATCGGAATTTCTGGAGGAATTTTACAAGATCCTGACCGATCCCAACAGCCGCATGACCACAACCGAAGTGCTGGAGGTTATGGGCAAACAGGGCATTTTGGTGCGGCCCTATGCAAACCGCTATCGCACGGAAAAGCAGGCGCCGATGTGCGCGCGGGATCTCGATCTTGCCATGCGCGCCGAGCAAATGGAGGCTTTCCCGCCCGAAGTCGAAGAGGCCGGCGCCTGGCCGGTTATGGATTACGACAATCCCTTGTCGGCAATGGCCAAGGCCGAAGAAGCCGGGCGGACCATGCGCTTTGTCGAAGTGCTGACGCCCTGGGCGCAGCTCGATAATGGAGCAGTGTTTGACTATGTCGACACTGACGAGCTGGTACCAGGCCTTGCCGATGCCATCGGCGTGCCGGCGCGCTACGTGCGAAGCAAGGAACAGGTCGCCGAAATGCGCGGACAGCGTGCCGAGGCCGAGCAGGCAGCGCAAAGCATCGATGCGCTCGGTACTGCTGCCGGCGCGTTCAAGGATATCGCCCAGGGTAATGCCATCGCGGAGGCCGCATGAATGTGCCAGGCTTCAATTGGCGGCGATGGCGCTCGATCGTCATTGCCCGCGAATATAAGGATCTCTGCATTGGTGAAAATGGCGAGATCAAGAAATCGGCCGAGCATGTCCTGGCCGATCTGCGCGGGTTTTGCGTATCGGCGTCGGGAACGCCCTTTCACCGCGACCCTGTTGAAATGGCGCGCCGCGTTGGCCGCCGCGAAGTGTTCGATCGGATCCAGCGCATGCTGGGTTTGAGTGAAGAAGAAACCATGAAACTAATGGAGGTAGACGATGGCCGATGAAAATAACGATGTTCCTGCAGGTAGCGCAGCAGATCTTTTGGGGGGCACGCCCCCTGCAGCAGATCCTCCAGCTGGAGGCGATGGCACGCCGCCTGCAGACGTTACGCCCCCTGCAGATGGTGGGCCGGATCCAGATTGGTATTCGAGTTTGTCGGCCGATGCGGATGGCGACAAGCCATCTTTGCGCGATTGGGCAAAGGCGGCAGGCGTCAAGGATCTCGATGGCCTGGCCAAGATCGCCCGCGACAATCAGGCCGCCTTGCGCGAGAGCGGCCGCATCAAGGTACCCGGCGAAGGTGCAAAGCCCGAGGAAGTCGCCGAGTTCCGTAAGGCCATCGGCGTGCCTGAAGATGCCAAAGGCTATGCCATCACGGCGCCAAAGGATGAAGCCGGCAACGATCTACCGTTGAATGACGATCTGATCGGCCGCATGGCCGAGAGCGCATTGAAGCATGGCGCGCCTAAGGCCGTTTTTGAGGGTTTGATTGCCGATTTCATTCAGGTGCAGATGGATGAAGCGGCAACTTTTGATACCGAGCAGCAGCGGATCGCCAACGAAACCGTAAAAACATGGGGCGCTGAAAAAGAAGCCAAGCTCGCCGCGATCGATAATGCCGCACGCGCTCTAGGCCTCGATCGTACAAAGATGGTTTCGCTTCGCAATGCGCTCGGTGCCGATTTCGCGCTGAATATGATGGCAAAACTCGGCGAGGGAATGGCCGAGGATATCATGATCGGCGGCGGCAAGGGCCGGTTTGGTATAACCGGCGCCGAGGCAAAGCAGGAAATCGCCCGATTGAAATCGGATAAAGAATTCCAGGCAAAGCTCTACGCCAAGGATCCGGCGGCAACGGCACGTTGGAACCGCCTCAACGAAGCCGAGGCGGCCTACGAAGAGGCGCAAAGGCGCGCTGCATAATTTTTGCTTGACAGGGGAGTCTCGGCTGTGAGATTTCCCTGTCCTCGCACTTTTTTGTGCGCCGAAGTCCTGGCTTAGCCGATCCGCGCTTTTCTGCGCGGGGGTCGCCCCGGGCCCAGCTGCGGATGCAGTCGCCGATCGCAGGCGTAAATTGATAGAGAGGCCGGGCGATCCGCCCCTTAGCCCTTCGCAATCTGGCTTTAACCCCATTTTGACGAAAGGGCATATCCCATGTCAATCAATGTCACCCCTGCGATGCAGGTTAAGTATAAAAACAATGTTGAAATGTTGCTGCAGCAGCAGTCTTGCCTGCTTGAACAGGCTGTCACCGTCCAGGACGATGCGAGCGCCGAAAAAGTCAAGGTCAAGGATCTTGTCGGTAATACGCTTCCCCAGGAAGATGACGAGCGCCACGGCGATACCAAATATAACAATCCGACATATGACGGTGTTTGGATCCCGAAAACCAACGAGCTCTATTATGCCGATCTGATCGACAATGCCGACAAGCTTTCGACATCGATCGACCTGCAGGGTTCATCGGTAACGAGCGGCGCCGGCACGATTAACCGTGCCAAGGATCGTCGGATCCTGGAGGGCTTTTATGGTCCGATCATCAGCGGCAAGGAAGGCACTACCACAACCGCATTTCCCGGCGGCCAGATTATTCCGGTCACCGAAGGCGGCGCAGCTGGTAACCAAAAAATTAACGTCGCCAAGTTGATCGCGGCCGATAAGCTCCTCGCCCAAAACTATGTTGATCCCATGCTGGAAAAATACATGGTCTTGACTGCAGACGACAACGCCCAGCTGCTGACCGAAGTGCCTGCAACCTCTTCCGATTTCAAGGCAAGCTATGCCGGCGAAGTCTACAAGGGCAAGCTGCAGACGCTTTTGGGCTGGCGCTTTATCCATATGGAATTGGATAACCCTATGCTGGGCTCGATCCCTGCGCTTGCAACTGATGGCAGCGGTTTCCGCAAAACGCCTTTCTGGGTCAAGCCTGGTCTGGTTGCCAATTTCTGGCAGCGCTCGCGTACCATGGTCGACATGCTGCCGCAAAAGAAGGGCTCGGTGCAGGTCTTTGCCGGTACCACGCTCGCGGCAACGCGCACGCAGGCCGGCATGGGCGGCATCATCCTCAACGTCAAAGGCTGATATCTGAAGGTGGCGGCGGGTTTACCGCCGCCGCTGCAGCAGCAGGAACCTGAAAAGGAATATTCGAAATGCCTGATTTTTATCTCTCTAGCCAGATCGGCGTCAAAGACGGCACCAAGATCCCGGCAGATCGTCCCGATGGCCGCCTTGTCGGCGCAATACGCAGCTCGATCATCGGTTCGAAGCCTGCCGGCGTCGCCTATGCTAACGGCGATCAAATCTTTGTCGGTACCTTGCGTGCCGGTGAAAGCCTGCGCGAGATCCTGGTTACCTCGGACACTACGCTCGGCACCACAACGCTGTCGGTTGGCCCTAAATCTGCCACGACAAAATATGCCAACGCCCGCACCATGACTGTGGTCGACACGCCGACCGCGATCGGCCCGCGGGGTACCGCGGCTGATGATGGTCCGCTGACCGCTGACGAAGATATCTGGATCACGCTTGGCGTGGGCGGTATCGCCGGCGGCATCGCCGTCACCTTTGAGCTGGTATTCGCCAGCGTCAAATAAGTTCGCCCGGGAACCTCTCCCCGGGTCGCAGGCGGGAAGGCCAGCTGCACCGAAATCAGCCCCTTCCCGCCTAAACTGAAAAGGACAGCAAGATGGCAACAACCAAATTGACCGTAAAGCGCGGCGGCCGCGAAGAAAAAGAAGTCGTGATTTCTGCAGGCTCGGCCGAAGCGCAAAGCGATACGATATCGCTGAATATCGATTACACCAATATTCGCCGCGGCGAAGCTGTGATGATGCTCGAAGCCATCAAGATGCGGATATTAAGCGCCTCGACCTGGCCGCCGGCATAAGGCTGACGCCTGGATGTCGGATTATGTCACCATTGCCAATCTGGCTGCAGGGCGGATCGGGACGGAAACGCGGATTTCCAGTCCCGATGATAACCGTTTTGTTGCGCGGACCATAAAGGCCGCCTGGGATATCCAGCGGCAGGCCGCAATCCGCGATGGTGCCTGGAATTTTGCAACGCGCCGGAAAGATCTCGCGGCCGAGGCTGATGGTGAAACTATTTATCCATGGGAATATGCTTTCCCCCTTCCTGAAGGATGTCTGCGCCTGATCGAAGTGCTTGATACTTCGCGCGATGATTATCAGCTGGAAGGCAAGGTCATTTTGGCCAATACGCTTGGACCGCTTTATATCCGATATTTAGTTGATGTTCCCGAGCCTGCCTTATGGGATGCCGGCTTTGCCGAAAGTTTCGCGCTTCGCCTGGCCTGGCGTTGCGGCCGCCGGATTGCCGGATCCGCATTTGACCAGGATCAATGCGGCATTGAGTATAAGGACAGCCTGAAGGCCGCCAAGCGGGTGGACGCCCGAGAAAATCCACCGATCGACCAGGAAGAAAGCAGCTGGGTGCAGTCGCGCTATATCCCCCATGTCTCTACGGGATGGCGGTAAGACATGGTGCAATTCCGCCATATGTTGGCAGCTTTTGTGGGCGGGGAAATCGACCCGCATATGCACGGCCGCGTTGATAGCGATCAATATACTTACGGGCTGGAGCTGTGCGAGAATTTCATCGCGATCAATGAAGGTCCGCTGGTCAAGCGCCCGGGTTTTTACAAGATCCGCGATGCAGCTGCGACCGCTGCCTGGTTGGGTGCTTTCCGATATTCCGTAACACAAGAATATGTGATTGAGTGGAGCAACACAAAGGCTCGGTTTTTCACCAATGGCGCGCGCATCGAAACCGCGCCAAATATCGCCTATGAAATAACAACGCCCTATCTGGCCGCAGATTGCCGGTACCTGTCGACCGCGCAAAGTTTTGACCGTCTCTACATCGATCATGCTGATTATCCGCCTGCAGCTTTGAGCCGTTTGACCGCCATCACATTTTCCCATGCCAATACCGATTTGGTCAACGGACCGTTTTTGGACCAGAATACCGATCAGACAATCGAAGTTACGGTTAGCAATGTCGTTCCTGGCGCCACAACGATATTTTCATCGGCCGCGATTTTCGATGCTGACATGGTGGGCGGCCTTTTCGAGATCGAGGCAAAGGATTTCTCGGATCTGAAAGCCTGGGAACCAGGCATGAAAGCCGTTGTCATTGGCGGCAAAGTGCGCAGCGATGGCAAAGCCTATATAGCCGAAAGTGCAGGCGTTACCGGATCGATCCAGCCTATCCACACAGATGGCAGCGAATGGGACGGTCAGGCAAAACTGGACGAAATCAATTCAAAGGGCCCTTACGGCATTAAATGGAAATATGTCCACGGCCGCCGCGGCATTGTAAAAATTACCGGTTTCACAGATCCGACCGAAGTCACCGGTACCGTTCTGCAGCATCTGCCCGAAAGCGTTACGAGCGTGCCCACATTTCGCTGGGCGCATGGCGCTTTCAGCAATTCCAAGGGGTGGCCGTCTTTGGTCCTGACGGGTTTTGGCCGCCAGATCCATTTTAAGGATTTTGATATTCACGGCAGCGTCGTGGGCGATTATGGCGGCGGTCGCGTCAATTTCGCCCGCTTTACCGATGCAGGCCTGCTCGCGCCCGATATGGCGTTCCGCCGTACCATCGCAACCGAGGATCCGCCGCTCTGGGCGACGCTATCGAGCCGCAAGATGGTTGTCGGAACCGCGTCCAAAGAGCTTGCGATCGGCGCAATCAACAGCGCGCTGGCCGTTTCGGGCGATAATATCTCAGCAGATCCACAAAGCTTCTACGGTAGCGAGCGGGTTTTTCCTGTTCTGATCGGTACCGAGGCGGTTTTTGTCGAGCGTGGCGGCCGCCGGCTGCGCGCCTCCGATTATGATTTTGGCCGCGATCGCTATGCGGCGATCGACATGACGGCCGCGGCCCGGCACATTACCAAGTCGGGCGTTATCCAAATGGCCTATTCTCGGGTGCCCTGGCCCTTGCTGTACGGCGTACGCGAAGATGGCCAGCTGATTGCCCATTGCAACACCAAGCTGGAAATCAAAGGGTTCTCGCGCATGATCCTAGGCGGCGGCGCAAAAGTGCTTTCGGCCGTTTCGATCGTCGGCGCCGATGGCAAAACCGACGAGCTTTGGTGCCTTGTCGAGCGCACGCGCGCCGATGGCGTCAAGCGCGAGATCTGGAAACAGGCCAATTGGCACGAGCTCGGCGATCCGCGCGAGGAAGTGTTTTTCGTTGATGGCGGTGTGCGCGCTGAAGCGACCGCGGGCCAAACGGTTTTTACGGGTCTGACGCATCTTGCAGGGCAGGCGGTTGCGGTGCTTGCCAATGGCGGCGTTGTCCCCGGGCTGACTGTCGATGCTGACGGTGAGTTGACCTTGCCGGCAACATCGGTGCCCGATAGCCCCTATACCCTGATTGTCGGCCTGCCCTATACTGCGCAGGCCATAACCTTGCGGCCTGAAGTGCGGCAACGTGGCGAAACAGTCCAGGGCGTACGGCAGCAGCTGAAAAAACTTGTTTTGCGCGTGCTCGATACGATCGGGATCCAAGTTGGCGATCGCGACGGGCCGGTCGAAGAAATCATCGATCGCGCCGGCGACGGCAATATGGACGAGGGCATCCCCTTGTTTAGCGGCGATACCGCCGGCGATATCGATGGCCAGTTCGATCGCCGCGGCCAGGCGCAATGGATTTCATCGGATCCGCTGCCGTGCGTTGTAAGCGCGGCCATGATGGTGCTGGAGGTCGACCAAAGCAATGGTTAGCATTTCCCGCCTTCAAGCTGATGATCTGTTGTCGATCGAAGTTCAATCTTCGCAGCGTATGACGGTTGGCATCGATACGCGCAGCTGCACGCGCGAGGAAGCCGAGGCCTTGGCCGATCAGGATGAAGCCTGGGCAGTGCGTTCCGAGGGCCGCCTGATCGCGTGCATCGGGATCCGTGAAACTTTCCCCGATGTGCAGGGCGTTGCCTGGGCCACATTGGCGCCTGGCATCGGCCGCGCGCATCTGGCCATGACGCGATTTGCCCGCGATCGCATTGTGCGCAGCGGCCTGAAGCGTGTGGAGGCAATCGTCCGCGGGCCATGCGCGGAAAGCGTGCTCGATCAATTTCCCGGGTTGGATGCGCAGCAGCTGCTGGAGGCGGTGCTGACCATGGCGACGCCCGAGTGCGTCTGGGCCCGGCTTGTCGGCCTGAAGCCTGCGCATGTGCTGCGCAAATTTGGCGGCCTGTCCGAAACGCATATTTTATTCGAGAGGATCAGCTGATGCAGGCGGCAGCGGCGGCGCAATCGTTGGGCAATATCGTGCAGGGCGTCGGCGGCCTTTTGGCTGGCAATGCCAACAGCAAGGCGCTGAAAAAGCAGGCGCGCGAAACGCTGCAGCAAGGCTCGGCTGAAGAAACGCGGATCCGCGAGGCGGCGCGCGCGACCATGGGCGATCAGATCGCGGCGCAATTTTCCAACGGTTTCCAGGGCGGTACCGGCAGCGCGCTCGATGCTTTACGCGAAAGCAAGATCAATGCGACGCTGGACGCGCTGGAAATCCGCCGCCAGGCTATGGGCAAGGCGGCCGCGCTGCGCGCCGAGGCCAAGCAACAAAAACTGCAGGGCAAGCTTTCTTTATTGTCGGGGATACTTGGCGCCGGAACGTCTGTTGCCAAGGGCAAGGCCGATTGGGCTGACGCCCGCCGCGGTCAGTCAGGCGGTGGCTGATGGTTGAAGAGCGGGGATATCAAAGCCGTGTGGCGCCCGGCGGGCCGGCGCCTGCTGTCATGCGCAGCCCTGCGAGCTTTGGCGCTGGGCTCGGCGCGCAGATTGCCGATGCAGGCGAAACCCTGCAGCAGGTCCAGCTGCGCTCATATCGGCTCGATCGACAAGAGCAGGCCGACAGCGAGGCCGCCGATTTTGCGGCAAAATTTGCGCAGGCGCGCGCCGATATGGACCAGGCCACGCGCGAGGCGCGCGCCAATGCGGCCGCCGGCGGTAAAGGGCATGCGGCTGCGATCACGAAAAGATTGCAGGAACAGCGCGACGCGCTGCTGACCGGCATTACCGAGGACAGCGTGCGCCGATCAGCAACGGCGCAGCTCGATAGCTATGCCGGCCAGTTGGCGAAAGCCGAGGGCGATTTTGAAGAGGGCCGACGCGTTGACAAGCTGGTGACCGATATCGGCCTGGCAACGGATCTCGCGCGCAACCGCAACCGGACCGCCAAAGGCGATCGCGCGGTCTATGAGGAAGAGCTGACCCTTGTGCGCGCGGCGATCGAGGCGATGCCGGGTACATCCGAGGATATCAAAGCGGCACTATCGCGCGAAGCAGAGCAAAAGATATCGATCGGATATTTGCAGGGCATGATGGACGAGCGCCCGCAAGAGGCCAAAGAAGCCATTTTGCGCGGCGAGTATAACGATATTTTTTCAGGCGAGCAGCTCGATGCGCTGATGAATGGCGCCGATGTCGAGATCCGGCGCGTTGAGGCAGCTGCAGAACGCGAAGCAGCCGCAGCCAAGGCGGCATTAAATGAGCGGATCGCTACGGCAAAGGCAATGGATGCACAGGGCATCGAGGTGCCTGATGAAGTTCTGACCGAATTGGAGGCCGCGGCCGCGCTGACTGGCGATCAATCTACCGTTGTGCAGCTGCAGGGCATCCGGTCCAACAATGCCTTTGCACGCGTATATGAGAAATCGACCCCGCTGCAGATCGAGCAGCGCCGCGCTGCTTTGCAGGCCAAGGAAAAGCCAACCATTGCCGAGCAGCGCGAGCTCGCCTGGCTGGAGGAAAAGGGCGGATCTCTGACCGCCAAATTCCAGAATGACCCTTTTGGATCCGCGCAGGTTTCAACAGGTACCGTTGCCCCGCCGCTGGATCTTGCGGATCCGGCATCGGTTCGCGCACGTATTGCCTGGCAACGCACGGCCAGCGCTGCAACAGGGCGGCAGATCCCGCTGCTGTCCAAGGCCGAGCTTTCCACGATGCAAGAGCAGTATCAGGGCAGCGATGCCGGCAAGGCGCAGGTTTATGCGCAGCTTGATATGGTGCCAGCTACGGGCGGAATTCGTGCCGCGGTCGCGCGCGAGATCGCACCGGATGATCGCGAATTTCACGTACTTGCAGATCTCGAACCGGGTTATCGCCGGATCGCAAGCGAAGGTTACAAAGTGCTCAAAGAAAAGGGCTCAAAGTGGTTTGCACCTTCAAAGGATAATCCGCAAAAAGACGAAATCAATGATATGTACGAGGGTTTCAACAAACGTCTCGCCTTTGCGCTACGACGTTTTCCCGGAGAAGCTGCCGCGCGACAAAATGTTGCGACGCGCATTGCCGCCGGTGGATTGGCTAGTCAGGGATGGGACGGCGATAGGCTAAACGAAGCTACCTACCGCAGTGCAGTCAACAAGGCATTGGGTTGGAAAAATGGCACCGGCGGTCTCGGAGAATGGAACGGCCAACCCTATTACATCGCTACGGGCTTCACGCCAGCTGGTTTTGAAGCCGCGGTCATGCGTGATGCCCGCGCCAATGCTAAAAATCCGCCGGTCAATCCTGACGGGTCCATCTTCGACCTGAAGAAAGCAACGCCCGTATTTGTGGGCAACGGCCGCTATCAGTGGGAAAGAGGCGGTGCAATCGTTCGCGCCAAGGATGGACGGCCGTATGTCAGTCAAGTGGTAGCCGGTAAATGAGCGGCCTTGATAGCCTTTATGTGCCGCCGGAATTGGAAGCGCAGGCGGCAAACCGACCGCAGGCAGATGGTCGAAATGCGCCAACATGGCTGCAGGCGGCCGACGCCAATCTGGAGCTCGGCCAGGATCGCAGCGGATACAACCGCGCGATTGCCTTTAGCGATGCGTACAACAATCTGGAAAATGCGCTCGATGAAGAGGCGCGCAAGCGCATCAATGCCGAGTGGTCCCGCTACGGGATCCGCGATCCCAAAACCGGTCTAACCCGGCCTAAGACGCCCGAAGAGCGGCAGCGTCTGGTATGGGCCGAAGTCGAGCGTGCGCGGCGCGATGGTAAATCCTTTGCCGGCATTGCTGCGAGCAAGGAAGAATATGACGGCGCGATCTTTACCGGGCTGAAACAGAACCGCGCGCGCAACAAGGATGTGGCCGCGCGCGAGGATGGCTGGACCGCCGGCGTTGTAGGCGGCATGGCCGGCGCATTGTCGGATCCTGTCAATGCCGGAAGCCTTGCCATTAGCGGGCCTGCAGGTTTGGGCGCCAAGGCGCTGATCTCCGGCTTTTTCATCAATGCCGGCACCGAATTGGCAACAATCCCGCTTGCCAATCAAGAGCTCGCCCTGTTGGGCGATAGCGAAACCGCAAGCCAGCAGGCCGCGAATGTCGTATTGGCAGGCGCCCTGGGCGTTGCTTTCCCGGTGGCGATCAAGGTTGGCGGCAAAAGCATCGATCTCGGCCTGAAAGGTGCAAAGATCGTTGGCGGCAAGATCGTGGATGCCGCCGGCAATCTTGTGCCGATGGACAAGCGGATCGCCAAGGCGCTCGGCAAAGCCAATATCGACCAGGTAAGCGATCGCGATATCGCCGAGATCTTCGCGCAGGTTGTGCCGGCAGAATATCGCACGCCCGCGCAGGCCGATGCGCTGACCGTATTGGAGCGGCAAGGCCAGCTGCAGGCCGTCAATCCCTATCGGGATACCTATGCCGATATCGATGCCCATTTGCAGCGCGCCGATGCAGCGCTCGCGCGCGTATCGACCGGCATTGTGCAAGGCCGTGCCCCGGCGGCGCCATCGGTCAATGTTTCCTTCAGTGGTTTTTCACGCATCAAGGCCGCAATTCGCGGGCCCGAAAGCGGCGGCAATGATCTTGCTACCAATGCGCTCGGATCCTCGGCGAGCGGCCGCTATCAGTTTGTCGAAGAAACATTCAAGAATTTATACAACCGGGTCTTTGGCGCCGGCGGCGATCAAGCCTGGAACAGCAAGCGGCGTTTCGATGTCGGCGTCCAGGAAAAGCTGATGGACCGCCTGCTCGCCGATAATAGCGCGATCCTGCAGCGCCAGGGCGTGCCTGTCACCGATGGCAATCTTTATGTCATGCACGTTTTGGGCAGTGGCGATGGTCCTGCTTTATTGCGTGCGGATCCCAATGCGGATGTTGCGGCCGTGCTGCGCGCCAATAATCCCCGTTTGGGCGGTGCGATTGTGCGCCAAAACCCCACATATTTTGGCGGCGGTAAAACGGTCGGCCAAGCGCTATCGATTATTCGCAGCAGGGTAGGTGGCGGGGAAGCCGAGATTTCAACTGGAGGGGCCCTTTCCGGGCTTCCTGACGGCGAAGAAATACCTTTTGTCCGTCCAGCTGCGCTCGATGCTGTGCGGCCTGTTGTGACGGCCGAGGGAAAGCCGGTTGCGCTGCAGGCGTTCAAGCCTGCCGATATTGAGGTCGATGCCAATCTCATGCAGTTCAAGTCGGGCGGTGATGCGCAGGGCGTTACCGAGCGCTTGCGCGGCGTGCAGCAATGGGACCCGATCTCTGCCGGCGCTGTGACGGTTTGGGAAAGCGTTGACGGCCGCCGGCTGATCGCTGACGGACATCAGCGCCTTGGCCTTGCCAAGCGCATGCTGGCCGACAATCCCGATGCCGATATCTCGCTCAATGCGTTTGTGCTGCGCGAAGCCGATGGCATTACGGCACGCGATGCCCGTATCATTACGGCGCTGAAGAATATCGGCGAAGGATCCGGGACGCTGACCGATGCGGCCAAGGTGTTTCGTGAGGGCGGCGATATGGCGGCCGAGGCCTTGGCCAAGCGTTTGCCGCCGCGTTCTGTCCTGGTCCGTGATGGCAAGTCGCTGGCCAGCCTGTCCGATGAAGCGTTCGGCGCTGTGGTCAATGAGGTTGTTCCCGATAGCTGGGGCGCTGTGATCGGTTCGCTGGCACCGGATCCCGATACGCATATGGCCATGATCGAGCTGCTGGCCAAGCTGAACCCGCCTAACCGTAAGCAGGCCGAGGGCATCGTGCGCCAGGCGCTTGCTGCAGGTTTTTCCCGCGAAACCCAGGAAGAGCTATTCGGCGCGCGCGAGTTTTCGGTCGCGTTGTTCGCCCAAAAGGCGCGCGCGGTCGAGCGTACCTTGGCAGAATTGCGGAAATTGAAAGGCGTGTTTTCTACCGCGGCGCGCAATGCGCAGACGCTGGAAGGTGCCGGCAACCGGATCGATGCTGTCGCAAGTGCGGCCGAAGCGGCCGACAATGCCGATGCGCTTGCGATTGTGGAAAAATTGGCGTATGTGACCGGCGATGTCTCGGAAATCTTCAACCGTGCCGCCCAGCGGCTTGCCGATGGCGAACCAGCTGCCCGGGTTATCGCCGACACTGTCGCCGAAATCCGAAAGCTTGAGCTCTCCGACATCATCAATTCGGATCGAGCAGCTGGCGGATCTGGCGATGGCGCTTTCGGAAGCGGACGCGGCGGCCTCTTTGACCGCCAAGATGAACAGGCATTTGGCGATCCATTCGGGCCAGATGATGTAAACCGCGACCCGGGCGGCCTTACGCCCGAGGAACGCGCTACCCTGGAATATGAAGAACCCGGCCTCGGCCTGTTCGATGATCCTGTCGGCGAAGGGCCGAAGCTGCAAGCCGATGGCTTGCGGCATGATCTGAAAGCGGCGATCGCCGAAACTGCGCCGCCGGCGCCTGCAGCTGCAGCAACCGATATCATGGCGGGCCAGCTCGGCAAAAGTGTTGACGAGCTGGTTGATATGGCCGCGGTCAACCAGGTCGAATTGCTGCGCATTGCCGGCGAAGTGTCGCAAGGCGGCCGTGTCGTTGACGGCGGTACCAAGACGCGCGAGCGGATCCTGCAGAAAGTCGCCGATGAAGGTTATGGCGAGCCTGGCGAGCTGAAGGATCTCGCGCGGATCTCGATCGTTATCGACAATCCCGCCCAGGCCGATGCGATTGCCGCCGGTTTTGGCGAGCGTTTGGGCGTTAAGGATAAGGGCTGGCAGCGGACCGGTGCCGGCTATGTCGATCGCAAGCTTGTCCTACAGTTTGAAAATGGCGGCGTCGCCGAGGTGCAGATCGTACCGGGCCCGCTTGCCGATTATAAGTTTGGCGATGCGCGCGAGCTTTACAAAACCGCGCGCGAAGCTGCTACGCCTGACGCTGTGCGCGAGCAGGCGCTTGCTACAATGCGCGAGCGTTATGCCGCCTTGCTGACCGGTACAGAATTTGCCGGCATCGATGGGAACGCTGCAAGAGCAGCTGCTGGATCCATTTCGGATCCGTCAACCAGCGCCTTAGCCCGCAATGCAGGCGATGCTGGAACCCAATTACCGTCTTTGAGCAGTGAGGCGGTGGATCCGTCTACGGCTATCAGCCGATCTTCGACATCAAATAATCTCATTTCGGATACCTCCGGTGCAGCATATAGGGATGAATTACTAACAAATCAACAACAGGGTGGAATTTCGTCCATTGCCTTTGCGGCGCGCGACGGCGCCGACGAAACGGTGGACCAGGTATTGAAATCGGTTGAGGCCGAGGAGGCAGCGCTCAAAGCGCTGCGCGCATGTCTGTGACGTTTGCGGCCTGCCTTGCTCGCCTGGAAGCGGATGGCACGATCGATCCCGAGCGCGCAGCGCGTTTCCGTACCGAATTTGACCGGCTGAATACGGCTTATGGCAAGAGCATGGGCAAGCTCGATGCTGAAGCGCAGGCAACCATGGACACGATCGATGCGCTGGATTACCAGGCGCAGCGCGATGCAATCCAAAAGGTCAAGCAGATCGGGATCCAGCGCGATCTGCTGACCGGGTTAACCGCCCATATCGAAAGCGGTGGCAAGGCCGGCCATTATCTTGCGGCGGTGATGGATCATCACGAGGGCGCCCGCGGCGTGCCGAGCGTTTCCAACCGGCGTACCGCTATTACCAATTTAGCCTGGTCGCGCATGGGCGATTTTGTCGGCCGCTATAAGCGCAACCTGCTGGGCGTTGTGGCCAAGCGTGCCGAGCTGGAGGATGTCGCGCGCGCCTTGCGTGGGGAAAAGATCGACAATCCCAATGCCGGCCTGATCGCGCAAAGCATCGAAGATACGTTTGAATGGCTGCGCCTGCAGTTCAATCGTGCCGGCGGCGACATCCCCAAGCTGAAAAATTGGGGTATGCCGCAAAGCCATGACGCGATGCTGATCGCCAAGGCCGGGCTGGACGAATGGAAAGCCACAATCCGCCCGCTGCTCGATACGTCGCAGATGATCGACAATACAACCGGCAAGGCCTTTTCCGACGAGGATGCGATCAACGATGCGCTGGACGCGGTTTGGCGCAACATTTCGAGCGAGGGCATGGATGGCCAGGTGCCCGGTGCCTTTACCGGCCAGGGCAAGCTTGCCAACCGGCGCGCCGATCATCGTTTCCTTGTGTTCAAGGATACCGACAGCTGGCTCGCCTACAACCAGCGCTTTGGCCGCGGCGATGTCTTTGACGCGATCGTGAGCCATATCGACAGTATGAGCCAGGACATTGCGGCCATGCAGGTGCTCGGGCCCAATCCTGCGCTTACGATACGCTGGCTGAAAGATGTCGCCAAGCAAGATGCCTTGCCAACCATGGCCGGCGGGCAGCAGCTGAAGCTGGAGGCGGATGCCGCCGATGGCGCGGATCTGATGGAGCGCATGTGGCGCTATTATTCCGGCGAGCTGACCATGCCGCACAACCGCACGGTGGCGCGCTTTTTCCAGGGCGCTCGCAACTGGAACGTGGCAACCAAGCTCGGCCGCGCCTTTATCTCGGCGTTTTTCACCGATCCCATGTGGGCCGCAACCAACAGCAAGTTCAACGGCCTGCCGCAGTTCAAGATGCTGCAGACATATGTCGCAAGCTTTAATCCGCTCGATGCGTCGCATCGCGATGCCGCGCGCCATGCCGGCATTGTCTCGCATGAATTGGTTTCCCGTACCGAGCGAATGTTCCGCGAGGGCACCCGCATGCGGTTCAATCTGTTCGAGCTCACTAACCGCTCGGCCGATTTCGTGCTGCGCAGTACCTTGCTGACGCCAAGCACGGTCGCCTGGAAAGAAACGGCCGCGCTTGCCTGGATGAAGGAATGGGCCGAGCAGGCCGGCAAAAGCTTTGACCAGCTCGGCGATGGCCAGCGCAAGGCGTTCCAACGCTATGGCATCGATGCCGATGATTGGGATCTGTTGCGGTCCACCGCGATCGAGGATGGCGACGGCGTCCAGGTGCTTCGCCCTGGCGATCTTGCGCGGCGTGCGGATCTCGATCCCGATATGGCGCTGAAAGCCACGGTCAAATATTTTGAGCTGATCGATGCCGAGGCCAAGACGCGCGTGGTTGGTGAAGGCCTGCGCGCGCAGACGGCGGCGATCACGCTGGGCGGTGCACTGGAAGTTAAAAAGGGCAAGGTGCTTGGCGAGCTGATCCACTCGACCACACAATTTAAGACGTTCGGCATCGCGGCCATGATTAACACCTGGCAGCGCAGCATGTACGGCGAGGGCGCGATCGGCCCGAAGGAATATCTATTCCGTACGATTATCGGCGTAACTCTTGGCGGCATGCTGGCCGAGCAGATGATCCAGCTCACCGATGGCAAAGATCCTCTGCCATGGGATGAAACCCTGCTCGCGCGCGGTTTTGCCCGCGGCGGTGGCGCCGGTCTTATGGGTGATATCCTTAGCCAGGGCGTTGCGAATGACCGCGGCAACACGGTCGCCGGCTTTGTTGCAGGGCCAACGGCCGCGACGTTCATCGATCCGGCGTTCAATCTGACCCTTGCCAATATCGGCGAGGTCGCCCGCGGCGAGGAAACCAATGTCGGCCGCGAGCTGATGCGCAGTTTCAAGGCGAACCTGCCCGGCGGCAATGCCTGGTATGCCAAGCTCGCGCTTAATCGCCTGTTCCTGGAAGAGCTGGACGCGCTCGCAGATCCTGATGTCCGTGACGCGCATCGCCGCATGGAACAGCGCGCAGCAGATCAGGGAACAGATTTTTGGTGGGCACCGGGCGAAACGTCGCCCGATCGCGCGCCCGAGCTTGAACCTGCATTATCCAACGAACAAGGGGGTTTTGAACCATGACTGCAGCCGCGTTGACGCCGAGCATTGAATATCTGGAAAATGGCGTAACCACAGTTTTTGCTGTCCCTTTCCGTTTCCGCAGCCCCCAGCATATTTCGGCCTCGCGTGTTTCCGCGGCGGGGGTTGTAACCGCCTTGCTATATGGCACAGATTACTCGGTGACAGGCGGTTCCACGGATGCCGGTGGTAGCTTAACGGTTTCGGCCGCGGCGATTGCTGGCACGCGGTTGCGTATCAAGCGTGTTACGCCGCGCGCCCAGACGATGGATTACACGAGTGGTGATACATTTCCGGCAGAAAGTCATGAGGCTGCGCTCGATACGGCAATGTTGATCGATCAGGAGCAGGATCAAAAAATCGATGATACAGCGAAAAGATCCTATCTTGTGCCTGATGGTGAGACTGCAGGCATTGTGCCGAAAAGTGGGGATCGAGGCGGTAAATTTTTTGGCTGGGGTCCAACTGGAGATCCGATAGCATTATCTGGAACAGGTAATGACGCTGCCTTGCGCACTGACTTAGCGTCAAGCCTGCTCGGAACCCTGCTAATTGCATGGAAAGCAGGCGGAATTGGAACTGTTCTGCGTACGCTTTGGTCGAGACTGACCGATCTACCACTGACCCCTGAAGATTATGGTGCGCTTGCGGATGGAAGCAATGATACGGCAGCGTTTGCAGCTCTAGCCAATGCAATCAATCTGGCTGGTGGCGGAACAATCACTTTGGGCCGCAACAAAACGTATAGGGTTGGCGGCCAGCAATTTGCAGGTGCCGGTGGCCTTGGTTATTCCTATCGAGCTCTTGACATTCTCAGCTTCAAGGATTGCACCAAGCCAATAATCATAGATCTGAATGGATCAACAATACAGATGGTGAACGGCCAAAAAATGGGGTCGTTCAATCCGACAACTGGATTAGCTCACGTACCTGCTTTGCCGTTCACGGATGCAAATTACAGAGCGGATCCCGGGATCATTATTAAGGCAAAAAACTGCGCAGAGATTATGATCCGCAACGGTGAGCTTGATGGAAGTAGCGCGACGATTGTCCTTGGTGGTCAATATGGTGACACCGGATATCAATGTGAAGCCGATGGGATAATGACCCAAGGCTGTAAAAAAGTGATGGTCGATAGCGTTTACAGTCATCACCATGGTCGCGATTGTGCGTTGCTGGGCCAGTATGGATATGGATTGACGGCAAATAGTCCATCCACCCCCATATATCTTAATAATTGCGTTTTCGATTATGGAAGCCGACAAGCGCTTTCGTGGACAGGGGGAATAGGATTACGCGCGACAAACTGTAAGTTTTTGCGGACCGGACGTGGCGCCTTTCAATCCGCACCAGCAGCCTGTCTAGACATCGAAGCTGAGCTATCGATTTGCCGTGACGGAATTTTCGAAAATTGCGAATTTGCTGACAGCTACGGCGTAGCGATGTTGGCTGATGCTGGAGACAACGCAGATGTAACATTCCGTCGGTGTAGATTTTTTGGGACCACGGCTAATTCTATTTGGGTCAACAAACCAGGGTTCGTATTTGAGGAATGCCTTATATCTGGCCTCGCCCTTCCTCAAAAGAATGCGTGGGCTACGCCTGAGCAGCGGACTAAATTAATCCGTTGTACATTCGCAAATGTGCCTTGGAATGGCCGCCCGATATTCGGGACATTGCTATTCGATGATAACTTTGGAGCGCACTACAGCGAGTGCAGTTTTAAAGCAGGAGCTGGTGTTGAAGCCGGGTTCAGCGTCGCGGCAGCGAGGTTTTCTGACTGCATATTTGTGCAAAACGGATCCGCTAACACGGCATTTTTGCGTGGGACTTATGACGGTGAATGCAAGATTACTATGACTACCGGGGCGGCCGATCTCTTTGGTTCAAAGAATAATGGCTATCTAACGGTGAGCGGATCTATTCTAGGCATTCCATCCTATGGCGGCAGAGTGATCGGAGCGACAAGCCCTCCGTGGACACGCACCGAAATGTTTGCAGATGATGGGGTTGGTGGCCGCATCAACAAAGTGGAAATGAATACCGCTGCGCCTGTCGCTGGCACCCATTCGCGAGCCGATCGAGTAATTAATGCTAATCCGATCGTCGGCGGTCCTGTCGGTTTTGTTAGTACGGCTAGCGGTACTCCTGGGACTTGGCATCCTTATGGGATTGTAGGGGCTGTGCAGGCAGCATCAGTGTCATTTGCAGCGGGCGCAAATCCAACAAAAGTTGAATTTGATGCGCTTATTACCTCGCTCAAAAATGCAAAGTTAATGGCATGATTGAGTGGGGAGTGATTGCTGGGGTTTTAACACCTGTCGGTGGCGCATGTGCATTTGTTTGGCGCAAGGTGGAGGCGCGTTTCAAAGAGCTCGATCGCAAGCTTGAAAAGTGTGAGCAGCGCGATCGAAACAGTCAAAGTCGCCGGGAAAAGCATGTCGCCATCATCGAGCTCTTGTGGCGCGAGGTCGACCGCCTGGATCCGGCAAGCCGTACGCTGAAGCGGTGCAAGCATTTGATCGATGATCTGAAAAAAGAGGCCAAGGCAGCAGGGGAAGCAACGCCATGAAGTGGTATAATCCGTGGAGCTGGGTACCGTACAGCCATGAAGGCCGTCAGACTTTGGTCTATATCATCTTTGCCGGATCCGGTCCTGCGCTGACCGGCGTTGTAATTTGGGCGATGCTGAAAGCGCTTAGTGCTGATCTGCCCAAAACCTTCAGCCAGCTGTCGTTGATCGTAGCGGCCTGCTTGCTGATTATCACAACCGGCCTTGCCATGTTTGTATCGATCCGCGCTGTCCGTCTGGGCAAGGATGGATTTTCTGCTGAAGGCGGCGGCACGCAAATCAATTCGGGCGATAAGGTCACGCTCGAAAAAACCGAAGGAGAATAGTTATGCCCGTTGATATTTCGCTGCATCCAATCGGTAACCCTATGTACGGCAATCTGCCGCCTGCGCCCTCGGTACCGCTTTTGGAAGGTCAAAGCGGCCTTGCCGAGGGTGTCGACAGCAATGTGCTCAATGTCACCACGCCCGCAGCGACGTTGGTTCTGGTGGCCACGGCCAAGCTGCGTGTTGACATCCGCCTTAATTCCGAGGCCGCCTCGCTTAATCCCGGCGCTAGTTCGCAGGTTCTCGGCGCCAACGAGCGTGTGATGCTTTCCCTTCCCAAGGGTGACTGGATCTTGCGCACCGCAGCATATGTATAGGAGGTATTGATGAGCATTTGGTCAAAACTGCTCGGGCTGGATCCACCGCCTGCTGCCGATATCTCGATCGGCGAAGCCTCTGGCCGCGATCGTACGCAGGCCGAGTTCCATCGCGACCGCTTCGCGCGTGCGATCATACAATGCCGGGAAGCCGTGCAGCGCGGCGAGAAAACGCCCGAGCGCCTTGCCGAGCTGCAGCGGTTCCATGATTATTATGCCGGGTTGGCACAGCTGGAGGCTGGCCTTGCGCCGGCGCCGGTTGAAGAGGGAGGCGCATAATGGGTACCTTTACCGTCTTTAATCAGTTCATGCTGAAGCAACATAACGGCAATGCGATCGATCTCGATACCGCCACCATCAAGGTGATGATTACGACCAGCGCCTATACGCCTAGCCAGGCGCATGCGTTCAAAAGCGATGTCACCAACGAAGTAAGCGGCACCAACTATACCGCGCGCGGCACGGCAATCAGCGGCGTTACCTGCGCGCTTGATGGCAATGTCGTGGAGTGGATCCATGCCGATATCGTCTGGGCGCAAAATGCCGGCGGGTTCAGCAACGGCCGTACCTATGTCTGGTATGAAGATACCGGCGTTGACGGAACCAGCAAGCTGATCGGTTATATGACCGAGGGTGCGGATTTCGGGAACGTGTCCGGTCCGTTGACGCTCGACATCGCGGCCGCAACCGGTGCGCTCAATATCAGCCGCACGCCATAGGAGCTTGCCATGCAATATGATCGGGTATCGTTCGCGACCGCGACAACCGGAACCGGCACCATTACGGCGGGAGCTGCTACTAGCGGCTTCCGCACTATGGCTGGTGCATCCATTCCAGATGGTGCAATCGTCCAGTATGCGATCGAGGATGGCACGGCCTGGGAAACAGGTTTCGGCACGGTTGGCGGGACTTCGACAACATTAACCCGCACATTATCGGCATCATCAACAGGCGCCCTGATTAGCCTGTCAGGCACGGCCAAGGTTTTCCTGGTGCCAATTGCGGAGCGATATAACAGCTATGTTGATTTAACTTCCGTTGCCGATCCCGTTGCGCCCGTTGGAGGCATTACACATTATTCCAAGTTAGTGGCTGGCCGTCATCTTCCTAAAATAATCGGGCCTTCCGGCATCGATACGATCATGCAGGTAGGCTTGCACGGCAACAGTGTTTGCATGATTGCTCCTGCATCGGGAACGACAGCCCCGACAATATGGGGCGGGACGCTCACCACAGCCGCAACCATGTCGCTACAGCAGACGTTCGCTTCGGCAAACCCTTGGCAGGCGACAGCACGTAAACGCTTTGCATCCGCTGCTACTGCTGGATCGACCACGGGGATGCGCCTTGCCTATGCGCAATGGTTTCGTGGCAGCGCGGCAGGCTTTGGCGGGTTCTGGTTCCGTACTCAATTCGGGCATCAATTGAACGTGACGGGCGCACAGATGTTTGTCGGCCTATGCGCTTCGACTGCAATTTTGAACACGGCCGCTGGCTCGGCAGGTGCATTGCTCAACTGTATCGGTGTAGGTTACGACACGACAGACGCAAACACCGGCAATTTTTTCCTGATGCGCAATGACGGATCGGGCACCTGCACTAAGGTTGACTTGGGAACAAATGCGGCGCGCAGCAATACAACGCATGGCTATGATATGTTTATCTTTTGCCCGCCCGGTGCGGCAACCGAAATTTTTGTGCGTATCGTCAATATTCATTCCAATGTAACGGTGCTTGATACCAGTTACACAACTGACCTGCCCGCAACCAATACCGGCATGGCGTTCAAAGGTGAGATTAACAACGGTGCGGTGGCTTCATCCGTCGCCATCGAATTCGCCAAAGTCTATATTGAGAGCGATTACTAATGCTCGGTTTCTATCCATTTGCCGGCGCGCCTTTTGCCGATGATGGGCAGATCGCCGGCGGTGGCGGTGGCGGTACCACGCACACGGTTACCGCTGCCGTTATGTCAATGTCGGGGCAATCGGTGACCAGCTCGGCCGCGACGCTGCATGCTGTCACGGCCGCGGTAATGAATTACGCAGGCCAATTGGTGGGTAGCGGATCCGGCACGGTCAGTACGGTCGCGACCGCAACCGTGAATTATGCCGGCCAAACGATAGATGTCATTCGCTCCACGGTCCATGCGGTTGTTGCCGGCGTCAAGAATTACGCAGGCCAGGCAATCGCCAATATCCAGGCGACATCGCACACAGTCGCGCCAGGATCCGAGCAGTATCAGGGGCAGACGATCGATGCCGGCGGACCGCCGCCTTCGGCCGATGCCAGCAATGTGACGCAATACGGAAAATATTACGGATATAAACGGTACTGA